TATTTTATAAACGTTTATAAATTTCCTTTGTATTGGATATTTATAAGATTACAGTTTTGTAAGAAACGATTTGAACACTTCCAGTTTCTTTTCTTCTAAAACTGTTCTTCTCGCCTCTTGGATTTGTTGTTTCCAAGATTCAATATCAACTTGTTTAAGTACACCATTGTCCCAAACCCACTCTCTACTCTCCATAATACCTTCTACGAAAGCATCTGGAGCTGATGGATCAGCGACAATATCCGCTGCTGTAGCGAGATAAAAGTCATCTTTTACAAAGTTAATTCCGTTTCTATTGATAATCGAACCCATACCTCGACTTGAAACACCCAATTGAGCGCCCTCATCTATAAGACCTTTTACAATCTTACCGTATGGAGTATCCATTATTTTCGCTTCACCAATAAAATTATCGCCGTCTGGTGTTAATGATTTCACCATATGACACACTCTTTCGAGGTTAACAGTTGGTCCGTCAGGATGCCCTAACTCACCAAATGCTCTATTTTTATTGATAAATTCTTTTGTATATCTGTTCACTTCTCTAACTAGGATTTCTCTAGGATAGACTCTTCCATTTCTATTTTTGATATTTGATTGTAAGAATACACCTTTGATTTTGTATTCTTTTTTGCCGTTTTTTTCTTCAATAAGATATTCGGCTGATGCGACTTCTTCTGAAATAAGTTTCATAAATTCTCTCTCTTTGTCTAATATTTATAAACTTTTTTATCTATAAAATTAAAAAATACTAGCTTCTTGGTGAACCTACTGCGTGTACTTTTGCGCCAGATGATGTTAATGTATCATCAGGATGCTTTTCAATAATTACTTCGTCTCCAGCTGCGTGTAAATATACTTCTGATACTGTACTATCACTTGTAGTAACTGTAACAGTAGTTTGAGCAGTCGCAACACATCTTACAAATTGTGCTCGACCTATATTATTTGCGCTAGGATTCGTTATTACAGTACCTTTTGAAATAAAAGTTATTGCCATTTTATTTTTCTCCTAATTGTTCTAAAACTTCTTTGTCAACATATTCATAAAATTTTTCTACATTAATATTATGAAACTCTGCTACTTTTGTTACAGCGTTTTCAAATCTATCAATAATATTACCAGTTTCTTTTTCAATGAGATCAAATACATCTCTCATCGCCTCTTTCATTAGAGGTGGTAATTCATTAAAACTCTTTGAATCGATTATACGATTCTCTTTTATAACTCTACTGACCAGCATCCTCAGTTCCTTGAGATAGATCAATTTGAGCTTCACCATCATTACCTGTTGTTGATGATACAGAACCATCTTGGTTAAATGTTCCTGGATCAGCGATCACTGGTTTAGGGTCACTATGTGGTTGTTCCACGTTTCCATTAAACATATTACCAGCAACTTCTTGTCTATGTGCGTCTAACGCATCACCGACTTTAACTCTTAACGCATCTTTAAATGCATCACCGGCACCAGCGTTGTCGCCATTTGCCATTTTGTCTATAAAGTTTTTTACTTCGTCACTCATTTTTTACTCCTATGTTATAGTATCGTCACTATTTGTAACTTGAGCCATTGGGTCCTGAATAATACCGTCTTTAATTTCTTTCTTAATTTGTTTATCCATTTCCTCAATTTCTCTTGCGTTTTGTTTTAATACGTGTTTTCTTACGTAATCAACTGAAAAGAATTTACCAATGTAATCTCTCATCTCACTTGCCAATGCTAATCTTTCTCTTAACAATTCTGTTTGTTTTAGTTCAGCAAAGTGTCCATCTTGTAAGAAGTCATATTGTAAATTATCTCTTACATTAATCCAATCTTCTTCAGCGATAATACCTTTTAATACTAATTGTGTTCTTAAAATATCATTAAAGATTTCAGTAAATTTCTTTCTTAATCTTTGAACAAATTTAGTAAATTTTAATTCATCTCTTGTTATTTCAGAAGCTCTTCCTAAATTAAATCCTTGAGAAGCTTCTAATCTACTTACAGGAACATTTAAAGAACGATATAGTTTCGCTCTAAAATATTCTATATCTGTAATCTCGCCAAGATTTTGACCACCAGGTAATGTAGAAATATCTGTACCTCTACCACCTTCTCTACTTGGTAACCAAAAGTCTTCTAACATTGACATATAGTTTCTATCATCTCTTACTTCACCAGTCGAAGCGTCATAGACAAGTTTGTTTCTATATCTCGCCATTACATCTCTTAAATATTGTTCCGCTTTTACTTTTGGTAAGTTACCTACGTCAATCTTAAATATTCTTCTTTCTGGTGCTCTAGCGATACGGTAAATCACTGCTGCGTCTTCAATCATTCTTAATTGATTAACAGGTTTGATCGCCTTATGTAAATAAGACAACACCATATTTTTGTTCTGATCAATTAATCCTGATGGACAGAACGCAATTGTATCTGGCGCTATCTTAATACCAGATTGTCCTGTTGTACCAGATAATCCTCTTTCATTGTATAAGAAATATTCCACATACTCATCAACAACCGCTAAACTATTTAAAGATGACGGCATTGGTGTGTCAGGTCTTTTCTTTCTTACTTCTCTAATCTTTTTGATTTTACGAGGATCAATATATTTTAATTCTGTAATTCCTTTTTTAGGACTTTCTCTATCAATAACTTTTTGATAAAATATTCTACCATCTACGTACCATCTTCTAAAGATGTCGTGTCCTTTGGTATTGAAGTTCATTAATTTTAAAACTTCTTTAAATTCGTCTTCTATTTTTCTTCTAACTTCTTTTCCATATGGTAAATCTGTTAGATTAACTCTTACCGCATCTCTTAATTCATTTGCGACAATCGCTTCGTTGACAATATCTTCTATCGCCATATCACATTCAGGGTGTATTGCTATTTCTCTATATCTACGAATAAGGTCTTGCTCCGTACGAGCATTACCTTCCATATCCAAGTATGAACCAAAGTGACCACCAGCATTGACCGTTTGTGTACCGTCATCTGCTTGAGCAGTCGTAAATGCTTGTTTTGGATCAGCTTGTTTTTTTAATCGTGTTATCGAAAAGCCGAATAATTCTGCCATAATATCTCCTTGTACTACTACTTATAAGGGATTAAAAAGAGGGGCTCGAAAGCCCCTCTGATGTAATATTAAGTTGTAGTATTTGTTTCAAAGTATTGGTACTCAAACGTTACAGCAAATGTTTCGATTTCAGTTTTTTCTTCATAATCTAATTCGATACCTGCTATAGTTGTTGGATAAGCACCTCTTAAAGTATAAGACTTAATAGTGTTACCGTTTCTGTCTAGGTGATCTAAAAACGCATCCACTTGATAGTCAACAGGATTTGTTAATCCTTCGTTATCAGTCATATTATTGATACCGTTTTGCCATCTTTCGAAAGCATTTCTTAACTTAAAGTTAGTATCATTATAGACTGTAACTGACCAACTAGGGATAGTTCTATCACCAGCGATTTTAACAGTTCTTCCTCTAAAAGCGACAGGTATGTTTGCCACTTCCATTGATGGAATAGATGTTGCTCGACATAAAAACGCTAAGTCTTCTATTTCGCCGCCAACTTGTGCGTAACCAGGGAAAGGCATTGTTACCTTAAACTGATTGGCTCTTGCGCCACCGCCAGCAAGTTTAGCTTTGAAGTCATTAATGTTAGGCATTGTTTATTTCTCCTTCTCTACTATTATCCGCCAGCGACCTCTTCAAAGGCCACTCCAGTTCTGGTTGCTACAAACGATAATGTGATAAAGTTGATACTTCTAGCAGGTTTAATGAATATCTCTGCTATAAATTCATTTCTATCAATTACTTCGCCTGTATTGTTAGTTTCATCACATACTACTAAAAAGTCTGTGATACCTCGTCTACCTTGTACTTCTCTTAGGAAAGGTTCTACAATGTTTCTAAAATTAGCTCTTGTAAATTCATCATTGAACTCAAAGAGTTGGAATTTAGAAGCAGTCGCAATCGCCTTTTCTAATACGATAAACAATCTTCTTACGTTGATTCTATCAAAAGCACTTGGTGAAGACAATCCAGTTTTGTCACCAAAAAGAATTGTACCTTGTCCTGGGAAAGTAGCCACTGGGTTAACTCTCTTTGGATAAAGTTGATCTCTTTGTGCTTTAGTTGGATTGTACGCTAATTTAACTGCGCCTCTTATGATACCTCTGTTGAAACCAGCAGGTGAGTACCATGCGTCAGCGATTAAATCAGTTCTAGCCGCAAGACCAGCTGTGTCACCGTTTAGTGGAACATATCTGTATACGTCAGCATATCTGTCATAACAGTATTTGTAACCACTATCAAATACAACATAACTTGATGATCTAATAGTATCGAAGAAATCAATAATATTAGTTGTTTGTGTATTTGAGTTAACGATATTAACAACGTCTGCTCTTTTTGGTGAAGCAAATACAATTGCATCTTTTCTATTTTCAGCAATTGTAATTAAGTTGTCAATGTGTACATTGTTAGATCCAGAAGGACCTGCAATTATTAGTCCAACATCTACAGTTTCAGCATCTTGGAATTTCTCGTATGCTGTTTTTAATTCTGCAGTTGTTACAGTTGTACCATCTGAACCACCAGATAATGATTCTAAAGTAGGAGTAGTTACAGCAGTGAAAGTTGTTCCACTTGCGTTGTTACCCCAATTAGTACCAGAAGTATTGTGGTCCATCCAGTAAATGTATTGTGATTTGTTTTTAATCACAGTTGGATAATAGTTAGTGTCTCCTTGTGGAGTTTTTGCGTCAGCCGCTTTTGATAAGTTAGAAAATGATTCTATTACTTCGCCTGGTGTACCAGTGATACCACCGTCTTCGTCAACTACGACTACGTGGATTTCATCACCTGAACCTGATCTATCAGATACAAATGGTGAAGTTCCTGGAGCGCCATCTACTGAATCGTAATATCTCCATCTTCTTTTTATTCTTGCATTATCTAATACTGTTCTTTTTAATCCGCCAGAACCTCTAGGGTGTTGAACGAAATTAATTGTTTCACCAGCTCCTAATGATGTGATTCTATATAAATCTCCATCGTCAAAATCTGATGTATCAGCAGTTGTTGAAAACTGAATAATATCTCCAACATTGAATGCGCTATTGTCATCAACAGCAACAGAAGTATCTCCTACTACGTTTGTTGTTGAATCAGAAGCCACTAATGATGATGATACTTGTTCGTAAGCTGTAGCCGATGGGCAAGTTGCAACTAATAAGTTGTTTCCCCAAGCTCCTGCTGTTCTTGCAGCAAAAGTTCCTACTACACCTTGTCCGCTTTCATAGTTATTTTCGTAATCATCTGTGTTTTTTACTAACACGCTTGATCCTGCGCTGTTAGCATTTGTCAAAGATGAATTGGTAGCTCGTACTACTCTTAATGCGTTAGAGTATTGTAAGAAGTTAGCAGCGCTGAAAAAATACTCAAAGTTTGTTGAGTTAGGTTTTCCAAACGTATCTACTAATTCTTGTTCACTAGAAATTGCTACGATTTCGTCAACTGGTCCTCTTGCGAATTGTCCCGCAAAAGCTCCGATTGATGTTGATACCGCAGGAATAATTCTACTTAAATCTTTTTCCTGTACGAGAACACCTGGTGATACTTGAAATGCCATAGGTTGTTTCTCCTCTTTTAATTAGCTAATTAACATTTTTAATTTTTCAAAATCCATAAGTTTTCTTATGACCATAGTCAAACTTTATCAGTTAATGATATTTATAATAACCTGAAATTGTAGTTATTGTCCTTTTCTTACGACAGGGAACCAACGAGTACCATATTCATCTATTGTTTCTTCGTTCATAGGGTCACTATTGATACCATCATCTACAAATCCAAACGGCGCCATATCTTGTTCAATTAGATTTTGTTGTTCCATATACATTTGATTTCGTATGTTTGAATCAGATAACTCTTTAAAATAGGGTTGATTTGAGAGCCACCCAAATATGACTAAACACATAACCAAGTCGTCATTACAACCTTCTTCGGCCATCCAACTATTCCCTCTACGTGAAAATGTCGATATTTCTTCAATGATACTAAAGTCGTTAACTTGTAGTTTATCACCCTCCATAAGCGTCTTAAAATTCGCACAACCGACCTTTTTTATCTGTTTTGTCATTCTTACACCAAGTGATGTACCACGACCAGAGAACATCGCACCGAGTATTTGACCCGCTCTTCCCTTTTGAGTTGTCATTAAAATATTTGGATATTCTAACTCATAGTGCATCGCTTCAGCGATTGATTGACCTAAGTCATTTACCTCAGTTAAAATATGCGCTTCATTATACGCCTTACAAGTTTGTGTTATGATATTTGGAAAGACAAATGGTTTGACTTCATTGTTCTTGTAAGTACAAACGACTTCATAAGGTATCTTTCGACTTTCATCTTTTGTAACATCTATAATCGTAAACGCTGAATAGTCTTTGTTTGTTCCTCTCGCCACGTCAACACAACATACATACATATTTCCTTTGACAGGTTTCTTAAACATCTTTAATCCATTTTTAGATTGTATTGGATCAAAGTAAGGTGTGTTTTTAATTTTCGCTGGTGAGATAAGAGTATCTACTGAACCTAAAAACTCACACTCAAACTCTTGTTGGAATTGTTCTTCACTAGTGTTTCTTATGGTCATCTCTTTCCATTTTTCATCTCGTCCTGGAACTTCTGACCAATGTACTTCAATCGGTACATAATCGTTTCTTCTATTTTGTGCGTCTATCCATAACTTGTAGTACATATTCATACCGTGAGGTGTTGATACAATAATCATCTTTGTATTTTTACCAGATGAAATTGTAGGATAAACTGAACTAAAAAATGATTCAGCGATATTCGCTGGTACGAAAGCAAACTCATCAAGGAAGATTATATTAAATGAACCTCCTCGAATAGCGGAACTTGAAGTCGCCGCTGCCACAATCGTTGATTTGTTTTCTAATTCTATATTACCTTTGTTCCAATTGATGATACCTTGTTGTAACCATTTTGGTAAGTTTTCATAAGCGAGTTGTAGTCTTCCTAATATATCTCTTGCAGTAGAACTTTTGTTCGCAAGTATAGCGATGTTTGAATTAGGATTAAACAAAGCGTAATGTAAAAGATAAGAAATTGTTGTTGTTGATTTACCTGATTGTCTTGGAAGTTTACAAATCGTAAATCGGTTATCGTGTATTGTTTGTACTATCTTTTTCTGAAAGTCATACATCTTAAAAGGAACTAAACCTTCATCAAGTGATACAATACGAACATAGTTTTCCATAAAGTATAA